GAAGGCGTTCTACGACTCGGACCTCAGCTACGAGCATGGCCCGAGCGAGTACAACAAAGAACCGCCATACCGAATTGCCGGCCAGGAGCAGTACCCTGACAACCCGGAGTTCAACGAGAAATACGGGATGCGTCTCGGCTATGTCGGCGACTGGGCCGTGATCTGCACGGACTGCGCGAAGACGCACCGCACTGCAATCGTACCGATCAACGGGGCCGGCGCTCCGGTGGGGGATCCCGCCGGTGAATCTGCGCAGTGCGCCGGCCCCGCCCTACGAGCGGTAACAACGGCGGACCAAAAATGAGCAACGGATGCGGAAGCAAGGCAAAGGAGTTGGCGGAGCGCCAGCGGCGATACGACCGGCTTCATCATATCCACAATTTGGCATGGGTAAACGCGCCAAATCCTGCATGGGGATGCGGAAAGCAAATGCTTCCCAGCGAGATTGATTCTGTGAAGCGGCATGCATGGCGCGGTCTGCATGAAATGGTTACCCGAGCAGTCGATCTTAACGATGCAGAGTATTTAGCAGAACTGGACGCATGGGAAGCCAGCCCTGGAGGAGCAGCCGCCATCGGCAAGAGCATGGAGCAGCAGACAGAGGGGGACAAGGGGTGAACTACACGAGCGCAAAACCAAAGCCGCAGAAGGCTACAGACCCAAGCGCGCTGCAGAAGCTGGTGCAGCGGCTATCAGAGCAAACGCCGAAGCATTACTGTCTCATCGCGCCTGACGGGAAGTGCTACATCGGACCTGAGCCGATGGTTCTGGCTGCCCATGCAACTGCAGGAAAGATGTTTGGCTTCGGAGAGATATCGATGCCGCCAATCGACAGCGGAGCGGCACCATGACCGCCACCCTCCTCCCCCTCCGCCTGCACCCCATGCACGCGCGCCCATCGCAGGAGAGAGAGCATGGCTGAGTACATCCCGACTCCCGGAGATCTGCCGGGCGAGCAATGGAAGCCGAGCCATTGGACTGCCGGCGAATCATTTCACGCGCAATGGTGCTGCAATTGCGCGAAGGATGCCGTGATGAACGGCAGCGCGACGCAGGAGCAGGCGGACCGTGACCCAGATCTCTACTGCCCGATCATCGGAGTGTCCTACTGGGGCGATGCCGTCGAATGGCGCAAGCTGGAGGACGGCCGGCGCATCTGCACGGCATTCGTGCCAAAGGGGCAGCCTGTGCCGACTCAGAGATGCGCAAGCACCGGCGACATGTTCGCCGACAGCGCTGCAGGGGTCGAGCATGGCTGAGAGGCCGATCCTATTTTCTGGACCTATGGTCAGAGCGATTCTGGCCGGGACGAAGACGCAGACGCGGCGAGTGATGAAGCCGCAACCCACGCACTTCAATCCGGTCGGCGTGCCGCGCCTTGCCCGGCCCGTAGGCCCGAATGCTGACATCGCTTGCCCGCACGGGCGGCCCGGAGATCGACTCTGGGTGCGCGAGACATTCGCTTGTTGTGATGCTGTTCTGGAGGAGCGGGGCCGGCCTGTCTTCTACAGGGCCACAGACTACCAGGAAGTCAAAGCCGGCCGCTGGCGCCCGTCGATACACATGCCGAGATGGGCCAGCCGAATCACGCTGGAGATCACGGATGTACGCGTGGAGCGTTTGGCCGACATCAGTGAGGCGGATGCGATCGCAGAAGGCACGACGACCGTGAGATCGGCGGACTGGGAGCGCAAGCACTTCCCGGATTGGCGGCGTGAGTTCGACGCCGCATGCGCGCAGAAGGTGAAGCCGCCACTCGGTCCGACGCCACGCCGGGCTTTTCAGGCGCTCTGGGAAGAGATCAATGGACCCAATTCATGGGACGCCAATCCATGGGTATGGGCAATTTCATTCCGGCGCACCGACAGCGCTGCTGCGGGAGGGTGAGATGAGCGATTCCGTCATCAAGCCGAAGCGCCCATCAGGCCCAGGCTGGCGGCCGTTAAAACAGCAGCTGGCCGTGCTGGGCTATCCCGCTGAAGCTTGGGAGCACCCGGAGTCCGGGCTGTTCGTGCTGTCAGCCGTTGAGGTGGTCAATGAGCCCGGCAAGCCGTCGCTCGGCCCGGAGTACCACCTCAGCATCAGCGCCAACGGTCAGCGCTGCACGAGCGGTGATGCGCTTTGGGTGCTCGCGCAGTTCGACCTGAGCGACGCGAAGGAGGACAACCACGTGCCGAGCGGCATGGTCAGGAACTTCTGGCGGCCGGTGGCCGATCACCTCAGCGGGTACGAGTGCCCGTGCAACTCAGACGAGCCGGCCATGGTCGAGGACCAAGGTGACTTTGTTTGGCGGGGAGTGACGCGATGAACAGACGCCTGAGCCGAATCGTGTGCTGGTGGCTCGGGTGCCGGCCGGACTATGAGGCGACGCGGCACGACTACTACGCCGTCCCATGCGAGCGCTGCGCCGCTCCAGACACGAGCTACGCCGACCGCGTCGGTGATACGCGGCACGCCCGCATGGTTGATCGGCTGTGGCGCCTGCGCCGGCATCTCTTCGACAGATGGCGCGCCGAGCCCTGCCCGGCATGCGGACAGCGCGGCAAGTGCGCGGCTGACTGCGATGGGATTCCGTTTTAAGTCTGTGACGCCCAGTCACACCGGAGGAAGCGAAGGATCATGAAGACCGAGCTTGCTTTGCTCATGATGACCGATGGACGGCCGGTGATGACGCTCGCCGAACTCGCGAAGCTGCGTGACATCGACCCGCGCACGGCGCTGAACCAGATCGCGGCGAAGCGGTTCCCGATCCCGGTCTTCAAGGACGGCGCCGGGTGGTTCGCCCACGTCGGGGACGTGGCCCGCTGGCTGGACGCCAAGCGCGAAGAGGCTGCGCGCGATGCTACAGACGTGCTACAAGCTGCCCGCTAACCCGCGCAAATCCTAGACATTCGCTCCAATCCATCATCGGGGCAATGGAAAGGCGCCATGGGCTGTAAGCCCTTGATTTCTCTTTACGGATCAGGCACTTATCCGAGGTTGATACATCACGATTCAACACGATGCGCACCGCAATATCACACCAAAACTGCGCGCCAGTGCTACGGGAGTGCTACGATGCAGCGGCGAAAGTGCTACACGGAGGGGTTGGGGCATGGCAAGCATCATCAAGGTGGGTGAGGCATGGCGCGCCCAGGTGCGCCGCAAAGGGCACCCGAAGCAGACGAAAACGTTCAAGACCAAGATTCTCGCCGAGCGCTGGGCGCGTCAGATTGAGGCCGACATCGACGCCGGTCGGGCGGGGGTGATGCCAGCAAGCGGCGCGTCGGACACACTGACGGTCGGAGCGCTTGTGCGGCAGTACCGGGATGAGATCGGCGGCAAGAAGCCATTCGGGCGCAACAAGGATGACGTACTCAAGCGGATTGAGCACTACCTGGGCTCTGTCCCCGTCTCTGCCCTGTCCGTCGAACGGCTGGTTCACTACATCACTGAGGAGCGCCGGATTAAAGGCGTCACAGCGTCGATCGATCTGACCTACCTCGGGAGTGTGTTCAAGGTGGCGCGCGCGTTGTGGAAGAAGCCGGTGACGATGTCAGCGGTGATGGAGGCGCGCGAGGTGCTTAAGCATATGGGGCGCATTAGCAAGAGCAATGAGCGGGACCGCCGCCCGACCACGGACGAGATTGAGCGAATCCGCGTCTGGCTACGGTTGCACTCTCGCAGCCTCACGCCCGAGATCATCGACTTCATCCTGGACAGCGGATTCAGGCCGCCCTCTGAGATCGTCCGCTTGCGCTGGGAAGATCTGAACGAGCAGGACCGGACGATAGTGATCCGCGACCGGAAAGATCCCCGCAAGAAGACCGGGAACAATCAGACCGTCCCACTTCTTGGGCGGTGCTTCGACATCATCATGCGCCAACCGCGCAACGGCGAGTTCATCTTCCCGCTGAATGGCAAGAGCTGGTCAAGCATATTCCCTCGCGCGTGCGAGGAGTTGGAGATCGAGGATCTGCAGCTCTACGATCTGAGGCATGAGGCCGTCAGTCGGCTCGTTGAATCGGGCAAGTACAGCATCCCGGAAATCATGCTTGTCTCTGGTCACAAGGATCCCAAGCAGATGATGCGATACACCCAACTCCGGGCTAAGAATCTGCACCGATGAACGGGGTGCTGCGCGTGCGTTTGGCTCCGCGTTTCTACCTAGTTTTTGTAGCTTGCAATCTCTAGGTTTGCGGGCTACATTAACTCCATGCATGGACAGCGCAGTGCAGTCCAGCAACCAGGGAGAGACAAGATGAGCGCGATCCGCATCGAGAGCACCGCCGACGCCAAGAATTTCGTTGAGAACTGCGGCTTGGTGGATTGGGAATGGACTGGCAACGCCAGCTTGGAGGGATTCGCAGCGTGGTTGCGGCAGAACCGCAGCGAGGTCGATCGCAACGACTACGACGGCGAGCTGCGCGAATACCTCACCAGCGTTGGCGAGAACCCCGACAACTACCTCTGATGATCATGGACGCGCAACGCATTAAGGCCCTTTGCATCACGCATGGAGCAAAGGCCGTCAGCGACGCTGCCTATGCGGCCATGACAGGTCAGCGCACAGCGCTTGATCGACTCGGGCTCGGCGACGTTCGCGGCGTCGGAGCGCTCCATGAGGTCACCACCATAGCGTTTGCGCTCATGTCGCCAAATGAGCGGGCCAGCGACCTGACGCAGGCAACGATTGACGCGGCGAGAGTCAAGTGACCACGTCAAAGCCCAAGAACCCCGGCGGCCGCCCCGCGCTGCCGCCGGAGCAGCGGCGGTCAGAGGTGATACACATCCGCCTGACGCCCGCTCAGAAGGAGGCTTTGGATCGCCACGGCGGCGAAACGTGGGCGTGGCGCGCCGTGGTGGCAGCGCTCGACAAGGCAGCCCGGATCGAATCAAAACAGCGTCAAGAAACGTCGCATTCCCCCTGAGCCTCTTCAAGCTTCTCGACGCGCTCCCGCAGCTCCTGAAGCTCACCGAGCAATGCGAATGGCCCGCCGCATGTCTTGCAGCACACCAGCTGCCAGCCTGATTCGAACTCGCAGCGGGGCGGCTCGGGCGGTGGTTGCCTCCTGAACCGTCCAGCAATCTTGGATAGATGGCGGCTCAGGACGAAGAGGCAGAAGCGGATCATGGGCGGGCCTGAGGCTGGGCAAGCAGGTCGGTCTTCTTGCTGCTCTCATGCGTTGTCCCGAACCAGAACTGCATGACCGCGCCGAAGGCCGCGCCGAGGGCGCCGAGCATCAGCAGTAGCGCCTGGCTGTCGCTCACCTTCAGGGCGCCGAGCATCATGCCCGTGAGCAGCCCGAGGAACCCGACCGTGACGACGACAGAAAGCACCGCTGGCATGCGCGAGCGGGTCTGCACCTGCATGGCTCGGGCGTCCTTTCGATCCGCCGCCGCGATCTCCTCGAGATCCGACACCTGCTTGAAGCCGAGCGCCTGCATCTGAAGGGCGAATTCCTGATCGGCCTTCTTGAGCGCGAGCATCTGCTCAGGCGTCGCGCCGGCTATGGCCGCCTTGATCCCCTCCGTCGTCTGCTCTGAAACGCCGAGCGCCTTGGATGCCGCCTCGACCGCCAGCCCGCCGAGAGGCCCGCCGATCGCTGTAGCGATCCATGGGCAAACGACCTTCAGGATGCCGCCGATGTCCATCATCCCTCCATCAGCATGTTGGAGGCAACGCGGTTCATCACGCCCTTGCCGAACTCGTCCCACCAGTCATCCCGCAGCCCGGTGTAGTACCGAATTCGCAGGCCCTGGAGACGCCTGAGAAGGCGAAGCGGCTGCCAGCTCTGCACCGTCATGAGGGTGATCGGACCGACGATGCCGTCTTGCTCCTCGGGCCGCATCTTGGCTGCACGCTGCAACAGCTGGACCGCCAGCTTCGGGTTCCGCGGTGCGCTCGTGTTGACGGCCAAGTCGAACAGCTCGTAGCGGATATCCGGCGGCATCGCGTCGCAACAGGCAGCGTCCCAAAAGTCGCGCTTGAAGAGCGCACGAGCGCGCTCGAGCGTCAGATTCGCGATGTCCTCGTGCGGGTAGCTCCGCTTCGAGACGCCGAATTTCGTCTCGCCACCCGGATCCTTCGGGTTGTTGACGTAACCGCCTTCATGCTGCGGATCGACTAGCCGCGTGAACGCCTCGTCGAAGTCCATCCTCAATCCTTTCCCAACGGTGCAGGCCCAGTCTTTCCAAAAGCCCCGCCGCCCGGAGGCCGCTTCGCCACCTTGTCCCGCCACAGCACCCACCATTGGGTCAACGAGTACCCGGTGACGACGAGCGCGCTGATGATCCCCAGCACTGTCTGTATATCGGCCAGAGTCATGCTTGCAAACCACCCGAGGATTGCGACGGCCGTCTTGAGTACTGCTGCATATGCGGTGTCGTGGTGCTGTTCCATTCCTTCACTCCGGGAAAATTGCATCGAGCGGGCTCGGCGCTGAGTTACCGGTGCGGCGATCTATCTCCGGCCACGGCTCTATCGACGGGCTAGAAATGTAATTCTCGGCCCGCTTTAAATCGCGCTTGAGCCGGCGTATTTCTCGCTCCTGCTCCTCTCCGCGCGCCGCGACACCGCTCGCCAACGTGGCGATCATCCGTTCACGCTCTGCGTGCTCGGCAACCTCTTCAAGCAATTGCGCGTTCAGTCTTTCAACTGCGCAACAGCGTTGCGCTAGTATCAGCAGCGCAACTACTGCAACGGTAAGCGCGACCCACATTCCTACATTGGTCATACGATTCCCACCCAGCTACCGGCGCTCTTGACATAGATCCGCTGGCTCGCCGTTCCAGGCGTGTCGCTGCGAAAGTAGAAATCTCCGTCGTTCCCGTTCGAGTTGCTCGGCACTCCAGATCCCGCATAGAGCCCGCATGAGCCCTGGTCAACACCTGCAGGCGTACCAGGGAAAATCTTGCCCTTGGTATTCAACACGCCACCTTGCGTCACGTAGAACGCAGGCGCGGAGCGAGAACCGCCCCACTCGAATAGCCCTGTGGGAGAAATCGCCCCAACATACACACCACTCTGATAGATATTGAGGTATCCCTCCCCATCGCCAGGAACGCCATTCCAGATCGCATATGTCCTGCCGGACGCACTTTGCGAAACCCACCGCAGATCAACAGTTGAGGCCGCACCGAACTCCATGAACGCCGCGTTCAGGTAGTTGCTGATGCTGTTCGCAATGTGCAGAGCACCGGGACCATTGGCTGAGACACCGTCATACCATGAAAGGCGGCAATGCTCGACCACAAACCCACTCTGGCCACCTACTGATATGTCGAGTTGGAGATCCGGCTTCGATGACGTGCCGACCGTCGAAAGTAGTCGCCGAACGGCGCAATCGTTCGACGCCGGCCCGATGGGTCCCTTGGCTATGCGGAACAACGGGTTGTTCGGTGTGACGAGCAGGTCATATACACCGCAATCCTCAATCGCGCTTTGGCGGCACGACAGCATATTGATTGCACCGCCGCCGCAGACTTCGAAAACACCCTGTCTAACCACGACGTTAGACGCCGCGCCGCTGGCGTTTGTGCTCTCTATCCAGATCGAGTATGTCCCGCTCGTCGCCCCGCTTGAGCAGATCGACCAAAAGTTCTCAATTACGACGCTATTGACGGTGGTGGATGCGAGCTTTATGGCCGGCACCGTATTGCCTACCGTGTAGTAATACTCTGTATCGTGCAGCCAAATGGAGAATATTCCATTCGTCGCCACACCGTTGATCACAGACTTCCCGGCGTTTCTCTGGAACAGACAGCATCCGTCGATGTCTATCTTTGCGACAAGGCCGGATCCAGTCCAATCAAAGATGTGCCCACCGCCAGCCTCGGATTCGAGCCAGAGTTTGTGGAAGCAAACGCCAGCCGTGATAGCGCCAGAATTTGTGAAAATGGCTGATGCATTGCTGACGATGCGAGCGCCCATGGATGAGCCGTTGCTGTCAGTGGTGCTGCGCCCGGTGCCCTCGTATGTGATCCCGCTTGCCATCGTTATGGCAGTGCCGATGCGGTATGTCTTCCCCGGGGTGAAATAGAGCGTGCCGCCGCCGCGAGCCACAAGCGAGGCCTGCGCCGCTGCAATCGCGGCGTAATCGTCCGTGACCCCATCACCTACAGCACCGCGATCATCGACACTGACCCGCTCGCGCAGCTTTGCGCCAACCGAACCGGCAGCATATGAGAGCAGCGCGTTGAACGCCGGCATGCCGGCACCCTTGATCGCGCTGGACGCATCGCCAAGGTCATTGAAGCCCTGCACGACCTCGAGTATCTGCGCCCGAGCCAGTCGTGGAGAATCGGCGCCGGCGTCAAGGTTTACTGTTGTGATTGTCATGCGTACACCGTGTAAGTGGCGCGGTAAAGGACCGGCGCAGTTCCGGCAACACTCCAGCGCACGCGGATGTAGCGTGCGCTGAAGGAGCTATTTGGGATCACGTCCCAGCTCGTGTAGGTAGATCCGTCTGTGCTGGACTGGTATTCGATAGTGGTGGTGCCTGCCGCAACAGAGCCGGCGCGCAGACGCACGGTCTGGATACTGCCGAGATCAGATGTCGTGTGCTGGTATTGGATCGGCGATGAACTTGGGCCATTCCACCCGAGCGCTTCCCACTCGTCCCAGGTCGCGGGAAGAGAATCCCATGTCAAGCTGCCCATGTCACTGAGGAAATATTCGCTGATCATGCACCCGGATCTTGTGCCGGGCCATATCAAAGCCCCACAGTCCTGCGTTAGGACCGGGAATCCGAACGTCGATTGATCGAAAACCGCCGTGATGTATTTCGCATTGACGCTCTGATTGCCGCTCGTATCGAACGCCTTGATCGCGAACGTCCACTCACCATCGAGAGGGACGGCTGCGCTCACGGTGCGCTGCAGTCGCGTGGCCTCGAACAATGGGATCATTTCCTCCCATGGGACAGGAGACGACCCGGCGACGTATCTCAGCAAAAATCCATCGAGATCAGCCGGTGGCTGAGGGTAGTCCCAATAGTATGATCGCCCCATGCCCGGCATTTCCACGACCGTAAACAGCGAGACATCTTTCGGTGGGGTCGTCTTGCCGATGACGCGGTGCAGGATCGGCGCAGATGGGCGCCCTCGTATTTGACGGGCGCTTCTGGCCTGCAGCTTGAATAAATAGAACGCTCCGTCTTGAACACCAGTCACATATGCGCGCGTCGCGTCACCCGGGACTTCGACCGTCGTCCATTCGCTCTCGGGCGCCGTGGCCCGCCCGTATTTGATCAAGATGGCGCCACCGTCGCGCACCGATTCGCTGGTCGTCGGAAGCCACGTCACGAGCACACGAGTCAACACCGTCCCGTCTGCCTGCCTGAGCAACTGATCATCACCACTGGCCAGCGTGATACCGGTGGGCGTCGGCACGTCGAACGGGTCAGGCAGCGAAGTGTTCGGCGTCAGATCGGTGCTGCTGAAGAGCGCATCGGGGTCGTAGATGCTGGCCGCCGTTTCTTTGAGAGTCAGCGTGATGCCGCCGGTTAAGCTCCATCGCCAGCCAACCACCTCAAACGTCTTCCCCTCCCATCCGAACCGCGGAAGATCAACATAGACGGTGTCGAACAGTTCGAGAGGGTATGCCTGCATGTTGCAAGGCAGGATCGCCGTCAGTCCGTTTCGCGCTTCGCGCATTCGCACGCCGGCCACATGCTGAGCGTGGAATGGGTATGCAATCCCGGGGTATTCCACCTCTCGCGCATACTCCTCACCATCGAGAGCAATGTAGGTGGTGGCGCGTACCTCTTTGATGGTGTTCGGCGCGTAGTTCGCGCCTGCATCCGATATCGTCGGCCTCATCACATTGACAAGCTCGGTACGCGGAGGCGCTGGGACAACGGAGATTGATGCGCCCCCTCCACTAGCCTGCACGAGCGAATCGCCGGTAACTGTCAACTCCGCACCGCGGAGGAATGACTCCGTGATCGTCATCACGGGAGTGGTGTAACCTCCCGCCCTGACACGCAGTTTCCCCCCTGCCCATCCGTACCGCCCAGCCATCGAATCAACGATGGCTCCGAAGTTTTGCCACGGGTCTGCATCCGTCTTGCACACAATGCCGCAGCGGTAGAGCGGGTCGTTGACAACGATCGTGCCGCCTATCCCGTTGTCCACTGCGAATGCATGCATGATGTCGCAGTAATTTGCGGCGGCGATGAATGATGGGTCGTCAAGCTCAGAGCTTTGCGCCCGCCCTCCATATGCGTACAGTGCCCAATCGCGCGCAATCAGCGCAGGGTTTTCGGTCCACCGCGTAAGTCCGGTGCGCGGGTCATAGACCTTCGCCCCACGGAATACACACGAGACCCCCGGCACACCAGACGGGTATATGTCCTGGTCGAAATCGAACTCGACGATTACGCCTGCGATGCCCTCGCCGCGATGAACGCCAGCCTTGATCTGATCCGGGAATTTGGCCGCGAGGTATTGCGACAGATCTTGCCCAGGGCCGCCGAGGAATTTTCGGACGCGCGCCTTCGCCGCATCGGACTGTGCCTGATAGGAGATGGTCCATGCGCCATCTATCGGAGCCCCAGAGATGGTTATGACGTTCCCTGATACAGATGGCGTAACCTGATAGTCCTGATACCCCAGTTCGCTCCCTTGGTTGATGGAGATCGCCGCGTATACCGGCCCGACCGGCGGCGACGGGAGGGCGACCGAACCGCTGCCGCCGGAAACATTGCAAACCGCAACGGATGTGTTAACCGAGTTCTTGAGGTACGGCGGCTTTAGAACCACCTGCCAGCCGTTCGCGTCAGGCGCAGCAAGGTCCGCATCAGCGATATGGTCATCGGCAAAATAAATGCTCTCGATTCCGTCAATCTCGTGGCCTGCAACGGCCATCACGATGACGTAATGCTCCTTCTTTGGCCCCCAACTACCTTTGAAGATGATGCCATCAGCATTCCGCACTCGGCCATAGGCGCGCGAACGGGCCGCGTCAGTGGTGGGAACCGCAACGAGCCTGTCTTTGAGGCTTGCGTTGTAGGCGTCTCGCGCCCGCTGGCGCGCCCGCTTGGCCTCATACGCGCCGACTGCGATCGAGGTGACGATTGAGGCCGCCGTGGCAAGCGCGGTTCCGGCAGCATACGCCGTCCCAGCATAAACCAGCAGCGGTAGGGCCTGGGGCATTTACCCGACCCTCCAAGCGACGCGCGCAGCATCCATTGGCAGGATCTCCATGTGCGTCGGCCCTGGTGCGTGCCAGTGGTATCCGCCGCAGACGGCTAGGCACTCTCCTGCCTGCACTCGCACGAGCCCGACATCACCCACGCGGGCCAGCATTGGCGACACCGGCTTACCCAGGCGCGCCGTGACGATTGCCTCAAGGCCGCCATGCTCGGCAATGATCCGCAACGCCGCCGTCTCGGATGCGTACCCGCGCAGGTCGGCCGCGAGATCCTGACCTGTCTCCGCCTCGACGCATGCGGCCGCGAACAGCGCGCAGTCATTGGAACCCCAGGCGAATGCGATGGTGCGGCGCTCGTGCAAACACCTGTCGAGCCGGCTTTGCCAATCTCTGAGACGTGTCAATTCCTGCATCAGCTACTGTCTCCAATAGCTCGCAGCTGGCCAAACGTCTTGATGCTGCGCTTGTGCCAGCACGAATTGCAGCATCCGATCTGTCGATGAGACGAGCGCGGTTTGATCAGCGTCGGTGTATCTGATCGGCCGCGGGCGCTGCATTGCGACGCCTCGATGCTCGGCGCTGACCGATATCGTTGGTGCTCCGATGGAGCCGTCGAACGGCTCCTCATACTGCATTTGATCCAGCGTCCCTGTCCAGACCGTCTGCACGTCGATAACCAGATTTGTGTCAGGGTCGAGCAGCATCGTCCTCATGATGCAAGGCCTGCCCTGCACTGGCTGCCCGAGCGCCATCGCAACGATGGATTGGTCGCATGCCATCATCGAAAATTTCAACGGCTGCAGCTCGGCGCCTGAAGTGTCCTCAATTGGAGCCACGTTACCAAGCCCACCAAGCCCTATCCATGTCTGGCTATTCCAGTCGATATCCGACATGCTCGTGTTCATGTAGAGCGCGCCAGCAGTGAGTTGCATCTCGATGAGCAGCACCACCGGTATCGTCCTACCACTCGCGAGCAGGTAAACAGCTGGGCTTGACAGTGCTCGCATTACTTCACCAACACCCTGGCGCTTTTGGCCGGCACCGAGAATGATCCTGTCACAGCCGCCCCGTTATTCACGGTCGTGTCGAGTGTGCCGTTGATGCGCGACCACCCCTGCCCTGTCAGATCGATGCTCTGCGGCGATGCGCCGACGTTGAGCAGCACGAGCACATTCGTGCCTGCGCGCTTGTATAGCGTGCCGCTGTACGGCGCAGACTGAGGGCCATCAATCCAGTATCCCCAATTGCCGGCAGATCGCGCCTCCATCTCGTCGTAGCGCGTCGGCACTCTGTTTTCCACGCCGCCGGGGTATGTGACGGTGTCGTCGTCGGCCTTGACTTGCACAACACAGTGGTCCACGAGCGCGGACATTGCGATCGCAAAGCGGGCCCCCTCGTAGTTGTTCTTTGCCGACATCAGGCACTCCAGGACCACGATTCCAGGATCAGGCAGCAGCCTGTGTTTGCTCTCGTGCAGCACGGCGAGCGTGCTGATGAAACCGTAATCGATCCAATCAGAGAGCGTGGATGCTGACAAATTGACGAACGATTCCAGCAGGATGGCCTCAACCGTCGATCGGAACTCTCCTGGAAGCACACCGTCAGCGCAGTCGTGATTTCCCATGCGCCACAGGCGCTTCGACCTCCCAGCCGCGCCAACCGATCTCTGAACCAGCGATTCGCCATAGGCGGCATATCCGAGCCGGTGCGCGCTGATCACGTCAGCGTCGGTGAAGTTCTGCCAGTTCGTTCCACCGAGCATGCGGACATCCCTTTTGTTCCGCACGGTGGTGCCAGCCATTCCACTGAATGTCTGAGCATCATTTATATAGTCACCTCGTGGGTTGAGGTAGTTGTCCATGAAGGCAAAGTCAATCTTTGGAACCTGGCTGTACAGGTTCGTCCAGAACCACTTTGCAAGCCACTGCGGCGCGCGCTCGCCATTCGAGTTGGCGTCGGTGTATGAGGTCAGATTGATGTCATAGGCGCCAAAGTTCGATGTCCAGGCGCAATAACGACCCGACCGGCCTTGTTTCCTCACCCACCACGTCGGCTGATATCCCATATCTTGGAGATAGGCCTTCACAACGGTGTATTCGTTGCATGTCAAAGCCTCCCCGGACGTATCGTTCGCCGCCGACGCCGCAGCGCCGGTAACTGTGGCCTGAAATGACGTTGACCCGACCGATGTCACAGTCCACAGCCCGTTATATTCTGTGACCGGGCAGTTTTGGATGAGGTTGTGCTCCCCTACTGTTGCCGGCGGGGTTGTTGGACTCCCAAACTGATCTGCCGTATTGACGGTGATCGTGCTACCGCTTCTCGTAATCGAGGCAACTGCCTTGGCCTGTGTGGTCAGCGTCTCATAAGCAATCGAATATAGCCCGCACTGCGTGTTCGGGTTGATAGCCTTGATCGCGGATATCTGAGCCGACACCGGGCTGTAGTCCCCGAACAGCGGGTAATGCGCGAACGTCACATAGTCGTATTTCGCGAGCAGCGATGCCTGCGCTGTATCGACAGGGACATACCATGCCTGCGTTTTGATCCGCGATGAGACCTGAGACAAGGCGGCAATCGATGCCGAGATGGAAACGTTCTCGACATTGGGTAAGCCGATATGCGTCTTGTTGAGCGAGATGTCTGCGCTGAGCGGCAGCCCGTTGACTGTGCGCGTGAGTGGCACTTTGCTGGCCGCCGCTGTGGATGCGTTCGTTGCAGAGGTCTGGGCCGCCGCTGCTGCAGTCTGAGCAGATGCAGCCGTTGACAGCGCCGCGGCAGCTGTGGTATTGGCGTTCGCAATCTCAGAGACGTTGCCGTCATGCTGGGCAATATTGAGTGGGCCGCCGTTTGTTGCTCTGTAGGTGAGTGCCATTACTCGTAGATTCCGGTTTCAAACACGTCGCTCTCGTAGGTCACGCCACCTGTCTCGACGCTGAAGTCGATTCCCCACGACTCGATGAAGTCAAGAGTCACGGACTGCAGAATCGCGCGGGAGTTGATGAACGGCACGGACGCTGCGGGGAGGATGAATTCAGCCGTCGGTGCACTCCACGTCACTGCCGAGCCGGCGCCAATGTTTGCGCGCACGCGGTTGGTGACCGGGATGGTCATCGTGCCCGCGGAGTCGGCGCAGTCGTCAGAGACCTCAAAGAGTTGCCCGCCGCACCCGACGAAATCGCCGGCCTTCAGAGTCGAGCCGATCGCCGTTGTCACTATGAGCGTAGACGCGCCTCTTGCGGCTGTGCTCGTCAATACCGGCGCGCCGCGCAGGCTGCCCTGCGGGACGTTCTGACCCCAGAGGTATGGCCCGAGCCTGACTCTGTTTTTCCCAAGCCCCAACTTGCGCAAAAACGCCTGCCTCGCATAGCCGTCCTTTGTCAGCGCCGGCGGCAATGTGATTCCCATCCTCCAACGCTCAGCGACGTAGCTGATTGACTCAACCGCACCGTTGTATGGACTGATGGACTGAGCGCCAGCCTCCACGAGCGCGAACTCCACCTGAGAGGGCCACATACTGGAAGGCCAATTGAGCGTAGCCATGCGCGCTACCCCGAATAGGCCCCGCCAGTCTTGATGCTGCGGAGGATGTTGGCCTGCATCGCAGTGCCCCACCGCTGCATCAGAGACTCGACCTCACCGCGAGACACACCAGAGCCGATCTGGTTCGTGACGTTCACGACCGTCGCCGGCCCCCGTTGCGCCCCCTGATTGCCCTGCCTATCCTGCCCCGCAATTGATGGGGGGACCCCGACATACCCGCCGTCCGCATATCCGCGGATGCCGGACTTGACCGCCGCGCGCATGCGGTCAAGGGCGCCGACTCCAATTGCGCGCACCACAGGCGCATCGAAGACGTACTCGCCCCTATGCACCGTGCCGGCCACCTCAAGTCGGCCGCCATGACCGGTGTAGCCGCCGCCATCGAAAGCGCCACGCGCCTCAGGGACTAGGATCGGCCCCTTTCCGCCTCCGCCACTGCCGAGCAGACCCAGGAGGGACCCGAGACCGCTTCCTCCGCCAGATGAGGCCGACACCTGGGCCAGGGCCGCGGTTGCCGTCTGCGCCGCTGCGGCGAGCGCATTGAGCGCGGTCGTCGCCGGAATTGCTGCCAGCGATGGGAGCCTCCCGAAAACATCAGAAACACTCGAAGCTGCTCCGAAGAGCTTGCCGAGGATGCCGCTTACTCCGCTCGCGGACTCGCTCACACCTCCAAGTGCCTCTGCAGCGGCGCGAGCAGAGCGATCGTCGTCGCCGAACCCAGCGCCTGTTGCCGATGACTGCGAAGATCCGAACGATCCGAGCTTTTTGCCGAAGAAGGAGATCAGGTTCTCGCCTGCACCCTGCCCGCCCGAGCCCTTGATGAACCCGCTGATCTGCGATGCAAGAGGCTTGACGAACAGCTCCTGATTGACCAGCGAGAAGACCTGCTTCGCCGTGTCTGACAGGATGCTCTTGAGATTGCCCGCCTCTGTCGTGGCCCTCGCAAGGCCATTCGCGATGGCGTCTCCGATGTTGTCGGCAGCCGAATCGAACCGGAGCTTTGTCGGATCGACGCTTTCCTTCAGGCGCTCGTATTGCACCTGGAGGTTCGACAGTGCCAGCAGCATTTCAGGGCTCTTGGTGGCGTCCGCGAGCGCTTGCGTGCGAGCCACCATCTGCCCGAGCACGTCGAGTTGCTGTTGCCTGATCTCGCGTACCTTCGCCTCGCTCTCCACGAGCCCATCACCGCGCTCCCGCGCCTGGATGGCGTAGATTTCCTCAGCGTTGGATGCGAGCGTCGCAATGCGAGAGGATTCAGTTTGCAGCGCGTTGAACTTGTTCTGCGCTGTCGTCAGCCGCTCCAGCGCCTGGATCGATGACTCCTGCCCGCGGTCCTCCCGGGAGAAGTCTCCCGTCGTCGGTTCGGCTGCCTTGCGTTGCAGCTCGCGCGCGCGATCGATGGTCGTCTGTAGACGCAGTTGCGCCGCGTCGAAGTCGCGGCCCTGCAGCTGCAGGATCTGCGCATCAAACTCGCGCAGTTGCTCTTGCAGCTGCTTCGTGGCCTGCGCCTGCTCCAGCAGCGTCAGCGAGGCCTCGGAAGCGGCCTTGCGGCGCGCCTCTGCTGCCTTGATCGTGAGGTCCGCAATCTCCGTTTGCCGACGCTTGATCTCCGCCGGCTCCAGAGCTGGCGTGCTCCTCAGTGCGTTGCGCTCTGCCGCAGCGCGCGCCTCCAGCGCCTGTGCCTCAGCCTCACCTTGCTGAACGATGAGCGAGCGGCGCTGCTCGAAATAGTTGCTCAGCGACAGGTTGCCGGATGAGAAGACCGACTGCAGCCGGGCGTTCGCGTCCGCAAACTTGTCCTTCGCCTGATCAAGCCGCCTCTCAATGGCCTTGAGGGCGGCATCGAGGTTCGCTTGCGCGCCGGCCGCGATGCGCGGATCGGTCATCTCCTTCGTGATGCGCTCGATCTCGCGTGAGCGCTCCGCTTGACTCACCTCCGGCAGCCCCTGCTCACGCGCCGCCTTGTTGAAGGTGTCGATCTGCCGGTTTGCCTCTGCAATCTTCTTCTGCAGCTCGCCAACGGCATACGTGCGCTTGTGCATGCCGTCCACGAACTCAGAGGCCGCCGCCTGATCCTTGGAATTCTGCGTTTTGATCGCATCCAGGGCGGCTTGAATCTCCTCCCCGAACTGCTGGGTCGCGAGCACGCCTTCTTGCTGCTTCAGCCCAGCCATTCGGTTTTGCAGGCGCGCCAGCCTCTCTGTATCTCCGCGTTCGCTGGCTGTTTCTTGAGCCTTTTGAGTGGCCGCGATGCTCTGCTGCAGCTTTGAGAGCTGGCTCTCTACCGTTTCAGGGACTCCTAGCCCCTTGGCCGCATTCCAGAAATCCGACCATGCGCCCTTGCCGGCCTTCAACGCCCGTTCGATGAGCCCGAGGTTGCTGTCCAATGACTGCAGGCGCGTGCCGAGCGCATCGAAGACGACCTTCGCGGCGTCACCTGTCCTCCCTTGTTCCTGCAGCGACCTGATGTTCTCCAACTGCGCGAGATTCAGCAGGCCATAGGCCCGCACCAATTCTGCTGCCGCTGCCTTCGGGTTCTCCGCGATCTTCGCGAATGACTTTGCGACCTCCTCCGCGCTCTGGCCCGTCGCCTCGCCGAATCTCTCCGCGGCGGCCGTGGCCGACTCGAACGCCTGCGGTCCGATCTGTCCTGTTTGCGCAAGCGCGAGCCCGAACTCTTTGACGTTCCCGACCGATCGACCGCTGATTGCTGCGATCGACCTCGCCATTTTGTCGAACGAACCTGCCGTCAGCCCTGCTGCATTGCCGGTGAGGGTCAGTGCGTCTGCGAGTGCTTTCGCCTCGTTGTGACCGTCGAGCGCGGCTTTCCCGAGCAGCGCGAGTGCCGCCGCCGCCCCGCCGAATGCGATACGCGCCGGGGTGATCGTACTGGCAATCGCCTTGAAAGCATTGCCGAGGCCGCCGAAACTGGAGCTGACCTGCGAGCCCTGCTGCAGCAATGCCGTCAGCGGGCTCTGTCCTCCCTGCAACTGGATGAAGAGATCCTGCAGCTGCGCCGGCAACTGCTTCATCGCGGCCGCAGTCTGGCCCGATGAGACACCAATCTTGCTCAGCGTCTGATTGACCGTGCCGGCCTGCCGCTGGAAGCCGGCCAAGTTCCTCGCGGCGCTCTGGAATGCCGCGCTGGTGTTGTCTACCGCTGAGAGAACTATTCTTGCGTCGTCAGCCATTGTCGGTCACTGGAATAGTTCCTGATTTGGGTCTATCGGTTCGTTGCGCTTATTCCGGCGTATCTCTAGTTCAAGGTGAAGCTGAAATTCCTCTGCCGTCATCGACTGGCCAAGTTCGGCCAGCGTGCGGCCCATGCGTTGGGCCAGGAGCAATGCAAATGCAAGGCTCGGCCTCGCATCTAGTTTTTTTTCGCCTCGTCACCGCCCATCCCAGAGAGATACCACGCCTTATTGAACAGGTCGAGCGCGTGACCCCTGTTCTTTGCGCCGAAGATCTCCCAGCGAGTTGCGTTGAACAACGGACGACCGTTCGCGTCCACGACCGACCGCGCAAGCACTTCCGGGATGATCCGAAACCGCTTGCTCTTGTCGTCCTCCGGGATCTGCGCAAGCCGCTGCTCTATCTCAAGCTGATCACTCAGCAGCAGCGCACGCACGCGCACACTGCCGCCGAGCGGCGGGACCGGCATATCCTCGAACGGCAGTTCGTCGGGCGGAGCTTGTTCGCCAGTGATGAGGCTCATGATCAGGTCGCGTAGCGGGTCGGGTCAGAGTCAAGCGTCACGGCAACCGCGTTGCGCAGAGTCGAGTCTTGCGTCGTCGCGAAATCGCCGATCGTCCAGTAGCCCGCGAATAGCGTCCGCGACCCGCCTGGGTAGATGAACCGGCCTGCAGTCACTATGCCGTTCGCTGCCTTGATCGTCGAATAGAACGTCAGCGATGGATCGTCGAAGACCGGCAGCGCCACGTCATACGATGTGCGCGTCGTTGGGATTTTCTTGTCACGCTTGTTTTTCAGAGTGCTGATGTCGGCGTATTGCTGTTCGCCGCCGGAGATTTGGAAGTCGCGCGTGACCTGCGTCACCTCTGCCCACGCCGTGATCTCGCGCGCACTCGCCCCGGTCGCGAAACCGGTTGCGTAGTCGCTCGTGCTGCTGGTATCCAGCCCCTCCAGCGTCACATCGTTCGTGCTGACCGCCGAGACACGGAACACCCGGTTGTTCAGCAATTCGCTGTTCGGGAAGGACACCTGAATGATGTCGCCGACGATGAACCCGTGGCCAGCGCCGCACGTGGCCACTGCCGGGTTCGCGTTGGTCACAGCGCTGATGCTTGACGATGAGCCGTAGGTCTGCGCTATGTAGACGCTGGTGCCGGCCGCAAGAGTAACGGACATGAGTGAGTCCTCAAGTAGAGATGATTACGTCTGGCGCCGATCGGCGCGTGAAATAGAAGGCCTTGAGCGGCAACTCAATGACGCCTGTCGCGGCCTGCCCTTCTTCGGCTGCGACGCGCTGCGCATCGCCATCCGTGTGCAGGCCGTATGGAACAGGCGCCGAGAAAACCTGCGGCAGCACCTCGACCGCCATTGCCGACAACACGCCGTTGATGTCGTCCACGTCGCGTGCGTACCCGCGCAACTTGACCTCAAGCTCGTGCTGCTGAATCAGCCCGTCGAGCCCGACTGTCTCAATGCGCTCATTCGCCCACTCGACGCGCCACGCCGGCAATTCCTCTTCCCCGAAAGGCTCTGGATGGGCCGTGTAGGCGTTCGCGCCAATGCGCGCCGCGACCGCGTTGATGACAGCTTCGGCAGCGAGGCTCATGCGCTCGTCCTTTGCAGCATGACGCGGCGGAAAGCGCCATCCGGCGGCTCAAGGTGCTGGTCGAGCGTTCGGTAAGTGCCGGCAAGGTGCGCGAGCGTGGCGCCGAGGTTGCTCGCATCCAGCACCACCGTTGCCCCATGCGCCACGCTCGTGCTCGCAGGCAGCAGCATTGATGGCTCCGTCGTCACGACATCGGTGTCGAGCACCTCGACGCCCGGCGAGTCGAGGATGATTGACACATCCACGCCGCCGACCGTCGCCGTGACAGCGAAGCCGGCCTGCTGCATGAATGCGGTCAAGTCCTCGGTGAACATAGCGTCAGAAGTTTTTTGGGATCGACGCGACCGACGCCGACACGACAGCAGGGCCGGTCACAATCGTTCCGACGATGCGGATGAATCCAGCTGTGGCGCGCGCATTGATCGTGCGCTTCTGGATCTGATTCGCAGCCCCTGCCGCAAATGCGCCCTCATTCGGAGTAATCGCCGCGCCACCCGTGCCGCTGTTGTCGCTAGCATGCTCAAGCGTCCATGTAATGGAGCCCGTCAATGAACCGACTTGCGCGAGGATGGCAAGGTCGCCTTCCTTGTAGCGGACATCGACCCAGCTTGACGTTGCAGCAGCAGTGTTGGCCGCCGATACCGGATCAAGCAGTTTTGTCAATGTCGCAGTCTGGAGATCCTGACTCGGCATGATCAGGCCTTCTTTGCAGGAGCGGTCGATGCCATCGCCTCGAACGCCTTCGTCATGCGCTCAAAAGCGGCTGCCATCGTCGCCATCTGGGCCGCGACGGGGTCTGATGGGATGGTCTGGCGCTTGGCCTGCTTCGCCGCGATCACATCAGCGTCCGTCTGGCGCTTGAGTTCTTCGTTGACCATCACGGCCTTCCGGTGCATGCGAAGCTCCATCGCCAATTGGCGATCGACCTCAACAACGTCGCCGGGGCGGACGATGGTGAATTGATTGTTGTCCTTCGTGAGTGCGCGGAACCCTTTGAGCGCCTTTACCCGGATCACATCCGGCAACCCCATGTTGGCTTGTGCTTGAAGCATTTGTTTCTCCTGTTGGTGGCATTCGATGAGGGCCGCCTTCAAGCGACCCGCATCAGGCGTCAGGTGATCGAAGAGGCCGCGCTGAAGGCGGTCGGGTAACGGACGCCGATATCCACCGAGGCGATCGCGCGCACGCCGATAATCCCGGCTTGGAAGTTGGCGAACGGGTTGACTTCAACTTCGAGGACGCCCCATTCCGCCACGACGACACCGAGGCCGAAGTCTCCGAACAGCATGGTCGCACTGGGCATCTGGTTAGAGGCCATGGCGCGATAGCCGTCCATCGAACCCTCTTCGAGGCGCCCTTCCCACAATGGAGAAGCTGTGTTCGAGAACTTGACGCGCTGCTTGCACAGCCCGGCCACCGCGCCCGTCGTCACGAATCCGCTGTTACCGGTCAGAGCATTGCCGCCGAAGACATCCGTCTGAAACTCAATGATGTCGTCGTAGGCCAACGAAGTGCCGGTCACAGAACCGATGCCGCTGGTGTTCAGGATGCCGGTAGGCTGGCCTGAGGCACCAGATCCGTTGAGCCCCTTCAGGTCAATGTCCAGAGCCACGACCGTTGCAAGGTCGGACATCACGATGCCTTCTGCCGAGGGGTTCGACTGCAGGAGCAACTGACGGCTGATTTCGGTGTATCCACCGACGTTCTTCGGGGACAGCGCGACCTGCACGAACGTCTGGTTGATCTCAGAGATCGACGCCGATTCATTCGCGAGCCACGTTGCGGATCCGGTCGCCGACTGCTTCGGGATCGTTACGTCACCCTGCAGGCCGCTCAGGCGCATGGCGCCCATGTTGAACAGCACTGACTTGTTCCTCAGCAACTCGATGAATCCGACGTTTGTCGTCTCCTTGAGGTAGCCGCCAGCGCCGGCTGAGGCCACGGTCAAATCCCGCTTCGCGAGCTGATAAACCGCATACTCCATCGGCGTCATGTTCTGGCGCTCTTGGACCTCCCAAGGCACATAGAACTTGTTCGGGTTCGGGGTGCGGTTCAGCTTGCCAGCGATAGTGCGTGACACTTCCGCCTCGAATCCTGCATTCGTCCAGTTCTGGGTTGCGCAGGCGTCAATGGCGCGCGACATCGAGAAGCGCCGCGTTTCGCTGGCAGTCAGGCCGACTTGCGTCACCTTCGGCTGCGACTCGGCGCGCTTCTGGATAATGGTCAGCAGTTCATCGCTGACAGTGCGAACCGATGCGCCAGAGCTGATCCACAGGCTCTGGATGCCAGGATCTATGTTGTTGGCCCGGCACAGGTTCACGATGGCAGCCTTGCGCTCGTTTTCCATGTCCAGCGCTGATGGGCCTTGCCGCGGTTGCGCTGGAACGGAAGCCGGAGGCTCTTGGTTCGCAACAGGAGCGCCACCGCCATTCGAGCCGGTGATGCCGTCGTTGGCCTGCTCTTGCAGGAGGTGACGTTTCTGTTTCATTGGTACTTGCTGAGATGACGCCGCTTCTGCGGCGGGAGTGGAAACTTCTTCTGAGACTTCTTCCGGCTGCGCCGTTAACTCGAAGGTGGGTGCAGCGCGATAGAAACCGGCCCCAACATCGGCGGGTTCCGCGACCATCGCGACATGCGACGGCATCCAGCGCTCGGTGACGAGGACGCCGTCGTTGCGGACTCGCGCCTTGATACGCGCATATCCGACGCTGACTGATCGGATGATTCCGTTGAGCACGTCCTCCCGGTATCCAGAGGCTTCCGGGCGTGTTCCGAAACGGGCCATGCCACGCAACTTGCCGCCAACGGCCTGCAAGCTATCGACAAGACCTACATTGACCTGTCCACCGCGATGTGTGGCAATGATGGGCAGCGGCGCGCGCTGCAGGTCGATCGCTTCAGGCGAATGGACGAGGATTTCCGGTCCATCAGCCACCTCGACAACCGCATCCGTGGACACGACCACTGGGATTGCGCCATCGCTACCGCGATCTGCTTCGAGGTCAAAAATGAGCGCTCTTGTCTGCGCCTGAATGCGTTCACTCATGCGGTTCTCGAAAGTGGATATACACGGCCGCCTTCGTCGGCTGGTGTCTGCTCATTGCTTACCGGAGAAGGCGTCTTCGCCTGCGCCATTTCGAGTGGATCGACAACAGTCGTGTCCACCTCAATCCCGGCCTCTTTGAGCATTTGCAGCTCGCGGGAGCGTGTCGCAATAACGTCCTCGATGTCCTGGCCGCCTGCCGTCGCCGCAACGACATCAGTGATCGTCGTCAGGCCGGCCTTGATGGCCTCTTTGTAGGCTGCGACTTCCTTGGTCGGATCTACCCATGACCACCCGCGCGGCTTGAACAGCACAGCCTCATAGCGCGCCATGTCTGCTGCGTAGGTCTGCGGCGGCAAGGCGGGAATTGCGCCAACCAGCACCGCCTGTTGCAGCCAAATCCGATGCAGCGGACGGCGAAAGTTGCGAATCCACCACTGCTGGACGACCTTCCACATGTCCCGGTCGTCGAGCAGCGCAAGACGGGACGAGCTGTAATTGCTCTGTGAGTAGTCTCGACTCAGGGACTCATAGCTGACGCCGCACCCGGCAGCGACCTCGCGCAGCATGTGGCGCATGAACGGGTCGAGCGAGGCGTTCGGCCGATTCGGGGTGTGGAAGTTGAGTTCTTCTCCAGGCTTGAGTTCTTGGACCGTCAGCGGCTCGATATTCATCGAGCCGAGCCCGTCGTCGTCTTCCTCGTCTACGTGCGGCCGGTCGTCCTCCGGGGTCGTGATCGTCGCGAAGTAGTAGCTCGATGCACGGGCTGCGGAAACCTCGCTGCCCGTGTACTCGTTCATTTCGTCGAGCTTGCGGACTGCGGTATGCATCCACGGCTCGCCTCGCGTCTGCGGCCAGCGGTCGATGATCCGCAGATGGAAGATGTCGGACGCTGGAACTCTCTCGTAGCGGTCTGATGCCCCGCTCACCGCCCGAATGTCGCCGGGGTGACGCTGGCGAATCCAGTAGGCGATGGCGCGCCCGAAGCCGTCGCACTCGATGCCGAGCCGCATTTCATTGCCCGGCGCGAGCGCGCCCGGAGATGTGCCATCGAGCGGCAGACGTTCTGGCTCTACCAGTTCCAGAGCAAGCGGGACTCGACTGCGCCCGAATGGGCGGTAATGCATCCTGATGATGCACTCCCCGGCCTCGAACACTTGCCCAACGCTCGCGCGTTCGAGGTCATGGAAATGCAGCGCGCCGCCTGTATGGCATTGGTCCGCTTCTGTCCAACTGCACCATGCGTCCTCGATCGCCTGATTGATGCGCGCGTTCATGTCGCCGCGCGTCGTCATCACTTGGGCCTGCATGCCGACGCCGCAGCCTATGACGTTGTTCACGACGATCAAACGAGCGCGCTTCCCATACCCGCTATCGCGGACGATTTGCCGGGAGCGCGCGCGCAGGTTCGCAAGGCTGGTGGACAACTCAGCGTCAGCGCTCGTATTGCCGCCGCTACCGAATCCGCTTGTCGTCAGCGTGCCGCGGGCCGCCGCGTACATGCGTCCCGCATAGCCACGAGGGCGGGCGGTTGCTTTCTTGGCGCTCACCACTGTCGCCCCTGAGTAAGAGGCGGCGGTTGCAAGCTCGCGCGATTGAGGCGGACCCGCAGATGCGCCACTCGTCTCCCATCTTCCAACGGTCGCATTCCATCGCGACACGCTGCCGTCAGCCTGGCGCCGTATCGTGGAGTGCTCAGACACGCCCAAGCCTCACTTGCACCTTGCGCGGGTCCGGCATGCCGCGCGCGAGCTTGTCTGCCCGCTGCTCGCGCTGTACCGCCGCCTTCCAGTAGCTGATGATCGGAATGATCTCGCCCGGCGAATTGAACGTCATCGACCGGCCGCCGATGGTGTAACTCTTGGTCGTTGGGGACCAAGCAGCGAGGGCCGCCTCTGCAGCAGCCAACGCGATTGCGGCATCGGTTCGGAGGTCAATCGGCGCTGTAGCAGTGCGCGGGTCTGGCAGCAGTCGGACGCTGCCGGTCGCCACGTCGTAGACCTCGCCGCTCTTCTCGACCCACGCAGCCCATGAGTAGTGCCCGGCCGCCCACGTTGCAGTAGTTGCCGCCGGCACCTGTATGCGATGCAGCGTCGCGTCTGCCGCGTCCGGGATGCTGCTCATCTCCACCGCTGCACCCGAGCCAGCGCGAGGAATCAGCCGGTAATGCAGCACCCACGACTCATTGGCCGGGTAGTCCGGGACACGAGTCGTGAAATTCAGCGTAGCGCCGACAGGGATGGATTGCTGCAGCATTGCGCCGGCATGATTCCGGCGCGCAGCGCGTCAGTTAAGGGGCAAAATGGCGCGCTATATGCGCTTGCTGCCTATGCGATAGAACGAGTTCGCGGTGAATCTGAAGTTGCCGAAGTGAGCCGCATCGCTGCCTGACTCGCTCGCCGCCATGTCACCGTTGATCGGGGCAAGATTGCGACCGTCGAATGCGGCCGTATCTGCGCCGCTCTCGGTAGCCGCGAATGTGCCGGAGATCCCGCCTGAGACGCTGCCGGACATCGACGCGGAATCGCCGCCTCCTTCGGTAACTGCGAGCGTACCGAGAATCGTGCTACCCCCATTGAACAGCGCGGTGTCGGCGCCGCTCTCTGTGGTAGCGAGTAAGCCAGCGACGATAATCTGACCCGACATGCTCGAGATGTCTGACCCCGCCTCCGTGGCTGCGAGCGTCCCGCTGATGCCACCAGGGCCGCTGCCACTGAACGCTGCCGTGTCTGTCCCGCTCTCAGCACCAGCGATCGAGCCTTGAACAACGATCTGCCCAGACAGAGCGGCAGTGTCGCTGCCTGATTCATTGGCAGCGAGCGAGGCTTGGTCGATCGCCTCCATGGCGAACGTGTCGCCACCCCACACGAGCCCGCCGTCCGTGGGCTGATAGTCCGTGCCGTTGACCGTGAATCCGTACAGCGGGTAATGCTTGTTCGTCAGCGTGGCGACACCGGAGCCGTCGGCGGTCGCGGTCGCGATGACTACGTCGCCGTGGCCGCGCAGAACGACCGAATCGCCCGGCGTCAGACCGTTGATTGTGACGCTATCCGACGAGCGCAGCCCGAACAGTCGGATCTTGGCGTCCGTGGTCGATCTGAACGCGACGTAGGAGCCCGACGAATACGTCGCATCGGACGCGGTCAGCGTCGGCGTCGTCTCGCCGTTGAGATATAGCGAATGCGTCGAGCCGCTGACGACAATCTTCCAGCGTTCGACATACAGGTTGATGCTGTCTTCGCTCTTGACCGCAGTGCGCGAAGCCGAGCCGATCAGCGTGTAGCCGGCTCCGTCATTGCGATGCAGCGCCAGGGCATTCGAGCCGACATCGACGCTCAGCAGATAGCCGGTGTAGCTGTCGCCGGCATTCGCCGACATGCGGTAGGCGAAGCCGATGAGGCCGCTTGGCGCTGTCGAAGGTAGTTCGAGCGCGAACTCAGCAACGAAGTCCGAGTTGCTTTGCGACTTGACCAGGAACTGTGGGCTTGCGTTGGACGCGGCCTTTGCTGACCCAGCCGCCGGCTCCAGCACGCCAGCCCTGATCCTCCTCCCACGATGGAATCCGACGTTCGAGCCGCCGCCGAATGTGCTCGGAGGGTCAGCGTCCCAAGTGAACGGCACGTAGCCGTCAACCTGAATCGCCTGCCCGGCTTCATCGCAAAATGGGCAGATCAAGCCGACCGCATTTGCGCCGTCATACCCGGGCCAATCAATGTCCTGCGCCCGCGACCTGTAGACGTTGTTCTTGAAGTCGGTCTGCGAATCCGCATACCAAATGTCATTGGCGCGCGTGAAGTTGCCGGACGGATCGACGACGTTCGAGGCAAGGATGTATTTGCCAAGTTCATCCGAAAGCCACTTCTTCGCGTTCTCGGGTCGGCTCCTGTTGGTGCCGGTGACGGAGGTGCCCATGAAATTACCAAGGCCGTCCTTGGTAATGACACCATCAGGGGTGCTCGATGTTCCATGCCCAACCGCCCAGGCCGGATCCAGGGCCACATTGGCGGTTCGCGCTGACCAATAATGGTGGTACGTAGACCCTATTTTCTCGGTCCACGTGACATTGACGCTTACCTCGTCGAAGTCTCCTGCGCCGCCAGGAGGAGGTGTCTCACGGACGAATGTCCATGTGCCCTCCGGATCCGAGGCGCTGTAAATGGCGTTGTGGTAGGTGACATCCGGGATGCCGAATGCCTGATTGTCGGCATTGAGCACATGCATGTAATACAAGCCTGTGCTGCCGTCTTTCCATGGGTAGCCGGAGTTATCTCTTGCGGCATAACTGCCGTTGGTGACGCCAGAAATCGCCCCCAGCTTCGTCCAATTGACGCCCTTGTCTGTGGATTTGGCGAGTTGCGGGCGCCAGGGCGCGCCGGCGCCGCTCGTATTGCCATCACCCGCGCCGTACCAGAGATACCAGAGCGCCGAGGACACCTGCATCAGGTGCCCCTCGCGCGGCCCGCTTCCGTCTGTCGAGCCGATCGCGCCGCCAGTCAGGACGGCAACATCAGAGGTATACGCGAGGTAAATCGGGCGCGTGCTGTCGGCTGTCCAGCCGGCCGACGCAGTCCAGCCCGACAGCGACGAGAAATCATCCCTAGCCAGCAGGCCATTCGTCTGTCGCCGTAGCGACCGATTGCGAACGATGCCAGATGCCGCTGCCGCATCCCCACCAGATTCGGATACCGACAACGTCCCATTGATCGGGACCGTCTGATAAAACGCTGCCTGATCCGCGCCGCTCTCTGATGCCGCCAGTGTGCCGGCGACAGGCCCGCCGGCCTCAGATGGCGTCGAGGCCCATGCTATCCCGGCAAACGGCGCTGCGGCCCAGGTCATTTATGCGCCTAAGAATGCCGCCGTGAACCAGACAATTTGCGGGAAATGGTCCACGTCCCTCGACACTGTATCCCCGTTGTACATATATACCTCGACATAATCGCTGCTGCCGTTCATGTCGATAATTGCAGTTCCCGTTGCCGACAGCGCAGAATCAGCATAGCCGGTATCAAGCCGATTCAGCCGGAAAGCCTCTGACCCGTTTTTGTATAGAGTAAGCAGGATGAACTTCCCTGCATTCATCAGGGTCAGCCCGCATGACGTTGATACTATGTATTTGCCGGCGCGTGTCGGTTGGAATTTCTTGTTTGTATGATCCCACCATCCATTGACATCGGAAACCTCTGTAGCCAATGCCGCCGCGATTTTGCTGTATGCACCACTTGAAAGCGTTTGCGTTGTCGTCCCATCGCTGCGGACATAGACATACCCGCGAGAGAGCTGATCCTCGATCGCGTTGCCCTTTCCAGCCGTCAGCGTCACGGTCACGATCGCACCGCTCGTCAGATTGACCGCGCTTCCGGTGCTGCTAGCTTCAAGCGTACCGCGCGAGAGCGTGGTGGTCGAATGGGTGTATGTGCATCCCGTGCGCACCTCCCAGGCCGATCCATCAACAATGGAGATGTCGAAGGTCAACCCATCGTCGCCGGCCGCGAATGTCTGGTATCCCGACGACGCCGCTGAAACCGTGAGACTCCCTGACGTACCCGGCGTGTTGCTGATTGTCGTGACCAGCCTATTGCGATGGGTCGCCATGGATTAGGCGTGCGTAATGGTTGCGCTATTGATCGTGACAGTTTGTCCAGCCGTTATGCTTGTCGAGTCGAGCACAATGTCAGTGCCGCTCGTGCCAACAGTCAGGCCGGTAATCACGTCGGCATTGGCGGATGTGCGGATGCGAGCTGCGGCAGCGGTGCCTGTGGCGTCGGCCGACGAATCAGACTTCGGCATGACGAGCGTCAGCACCCCACCAGATACGGTGCCGGTGCTGGATCCGCTGTAGCCGAGCGTGATTGTCGCGAGCACTGTGCCCATGCCGGTAGTGCCGATTTCTAGCTTGCCGGCCGCGCCGCCTGCATCAATCTGGTCGCGCACTGCCGTCATGCGAGCGTTCTTGACGGCGGTGGAATAGGTGACGGACATGGAGTGGCCTTCTCATGAGAGATGGCCTACATGGTTCCGGTCGCTGGCGCGTCAGTTAAGGGGCAAAATGGCGCGCGCAGATGTCATTTACCGATGCGTCCGCGCAGTCGGCGAACCCAACCGGGATGCACTTTTTCCCGCTTGGCGATGACCGTAGATGTCTCTCCAGCGATCAATGCTGCGGCAATCCGCTCCTTCTGTGATCGCCGCTGCTCTGCGTTGATCTTCGGCACGTAGAGCCTCAATTGCTCCCCGCCAAAGGCCTCGGATAGCTGAGCCGAGACCACGCTTACCACTGTCTGCCGGAGCGCATCGCGATTCTGCTCAGGGATGCTCGGCGCATTGGCGACCCATTCAGCCACCATCGCCACGAATTGCCTTGCCGCCAAAGTGCCCCCTCCTTTTGCCACTACCGCCCCCACGCGGGACCGATTGAGAATCTGCCGCGACGGCGACGCGCGGCTTTGACCTCCTCCGGTGGCGGCAGCGCTGCGACTTGTTCAACTTGCTGCACCGGCTCGGGCTCGATCTCCCGTTCCGGCTCCACCGCGATTCGCAGCCGATCCCACATCGCCTGTGTGTACCGATGCAGGTCGAGCTGCTGTGCACAGAAGAGGCTATAGACCGTGCAGTCAAGCGTCTCGTTTCTGCCGTTCGGACGGCGCTTCACCCATCGATAGGTGCCGCCGTTCGCCGTGCGCTGGTACACCCGGCCTTCCGCCGTCAGCTGGTGATAGAACTCCGCCGGCAGCCCGCTCGGGAAATGGACGTACCCCGGGCCGGGCTCGCGCACCATCAGCCGGCCGTGCAGCAGGTCTTTCGCCGTGTCGGTGCCGACATCCCACAGCTTCACGCCACGCTTGATAACCTGGCCGCGCCAATTCACATCCTGCAGGGACGATTTGCCCTTGATGGGCCGCCCGTCCAGGCTGCTGCCCTTCACGGCGAAATAGCGCCGCTTGCTGCGCTGCCGGACAAAGTTGTAGACGTGGTGCGTGAAGTGCCCGCCCGTGTCGATCGCGATCGCCTCGATGCCGATGGAATGGTTCCAGCCGACCTTCGGGAACGTCGTCTCAAGGTACGAGTCGAGCTTTGCCCAATCGCGTTCGTCTGCTGGGTTCGCCGTGATCACCTGATAGTCGATGGCAAACATCTCCTCGCCCTGGCCGAACCCCCACACCACCACCTCGAAACGGTTGTCCTGAACGTCTACGCCGGCCGCGAGGACAAGGCAGCCCTCTGGGGCTGTCCGCACCTCGTACCGGTGCGGCCGCTGCATCAGGTCGTGCTCGTCACTCGACTCTGCGCGGACCTCCCATGTCTCGCCCAACGTCTCGTTGAAGAAGCCCTGCAGCGGCCCAATGTCGCCGGCCTTGGCCTTCACGTTCGCCTCAAGGAACTCGCGAACGATGTCTTCCCAGGAGCGCTGCGGGCTGTAGGCCGCCCAAATGTGGAAGGCCACATGCCGGGGCGCCTTGCATTGCTCGCCGCGAGCGTCGCGCCATGTCCCATCCATCCCGTAGCGGTATCGTCCGTCGATGTCCACCCATGCGCCGGACCCCCAAACGCGCAGGTAGTCGGCCTGCCTGATCTCTCCGAAGCAGTGCGGGCAGACGTGACGTACCGACGACGGGTCGCCCGAATCCCACCTGAAGCCGTGTCGCGTCTTCTCGGTTCCGAACATCAGCGGATGCTCGACATCGCAATGCGGGCAGGCGACATGGAACCGCATGACAGCATTGGCCTGCGATTCCCGGTGCTCAATGTGACTGGTGCCCTTGATTCGCGGCGTGGTGCCGCAGACCAGTTTCGGGAATGGCGCGCCCTCAAGTCGGCCGCGAGCCAGCGTGATCGGATCGGCGGACTTCTCAATCTGCAGGTCAAAGCCGTCCAACTCGTCCAGCATCGACACCGCGACCGTGATCCGTCGATACGCGCGCGCCGCCTTGCCGCCGAGGATGTGCAGCACCGACCCGAGGAACGACTTGAGCTTCATCGTGTCCTCGACGCCGGACCTGTGGACTGCCTTCACGGCGGCCACATCACGAAGCATCGGCTCCACCTCGCTCTTGACGAACGAGTCTCGGTCATCGTCGGTCGGCTGCCACAGGGCCTGTTTCCGCCGTCTGTGCGCCGCGTTGTAGGCCATGAAGGCAAGCAGCGTCTTGGTGTAGCCGACCCGCTTGGACTTGCGGACATCGACTTCCTCGATGTCGTCGTTCGAGAAGGCGTCCATCCATCCGATCTGGAACGGATATGCCTCCCAGTTGCCGGTCGTGTGACTCCCTTCCGACGAGAGCTTGAACTCGGCGGCGGCCCATTCGCTTAGGCGTTGCGGCGTGACAGCCTTGAGCGGCTCCAGCCCGGACGACACCGCTCGGGTGATCGCCTGCTTGGTGACCGCATGGACGCCGTTCACTCCTCAGCGTCCTCAAGGCCGAATTTCTCGACCACAAGCTTCTCCGTTTGGCGAACCCACTCATTGCGGGCCGACGCCAGCACTGCGCCGATCTTGGTGTGCGCCTCTGCCGGGAGATCCGGACAGACCTTCCGCAGCTCCGAGGGGAGCATCTCGAACCGATCGACAACAGCCTGACTTGCGGACGAGAGCACCTGTGCCAGCAGATCAATCGGCGCGTACTCGCCGCGAGCGATGGCGTTCTTGATTTCGTGGCCGACGCGCTGCTCTCGCGCCAGTGCGGCGCGCTCTTGAACGAGGTCGAGGGCGCCGGGCTCGTCTTCACCGGCAGACCCCAACCTGCCAGCCGCCTGCTCCCGTAGCCGGCCACAGTACGCATGCAGCCATTGCCGGCATGTGCCGTTCTTCGGGAGCACGCCATCCCGCACCATTTCGCTGATCGCCTGCTGCGACAAGCCCACCAGTGCAGCGAAGACGTACTGCGTCACCTTCGAGTCCGGGTTCAGCATGACGGGACAAGCCCCTTATGAAACCCGGTGAACAGTCCGGAATGGCGCCGATTCGTCAAC